TTTAAAAGATTTTGGAGCTGAGCTCTTATGTTGGTCTGCTCGATTTAAAGTTATATTTAAATCAGTTAAAGGCCTTCCTAAGGTGTTTAGTATAAAGAGTTTTGCTAAGTGGTATATAGATGTTGTTCATACTTTATGTATTGATAGACGTATATCTAGAATGATATTATCCAATATGAATTTTGAAAAGTTTTTATTATTTATACGTGATTTAGTTCGATTAACACGAGCTAATCCAAATGTTTTTGGAATGACACTTATTAGTCAAATTGATTATCAAAATGTAGATGCTTTTGAAGATTGTATTGGATCACTGTTATCATCAAATTTGTGGGGAACTTCTAATGAACGTTCTTCAACAAATTGCAATCTTCCACAGCTTCCACGTGAGAGAGCTTATCATAAACAACATAGATTGAGATCTTTAAGAAAGAAGCAACCTTATGAACGAAGTATGTTTAATAATATTCCCTTACAGAAAATGGTTGCTAATGATGAATTATACCCTCCAACGCAACCCGAAGGTGGTGGAATTGTAGCTGAGCAAAATGGTTTATTGGATGTTATTGAGAAGTTATCAAAATCTCAATTTAATAAAGAATTATTTGGATTTGTGAGTTCTGTGCATTTTACTACACTATTGATGTTGATGTCAGAGAAATTTGATTTATCACGAGCTTTTGATTTAATAAAGAATTGTTATACAACCTTTATTAATTCAGCAAATGATGTTAAAACTATGAAGAATTTATGGACAATGTTTTTCCATGAAGTTATACCTGCTTTATTAAATCAAGATCCTTTATTACTGACTCCTTCGGGAATTGGTGAAAAACTTGATATAATGAACCAGGCTTTAGCTGCTGGAAAAATTTTAGATACTGAAATGATGAGAGATGTATCAATTAGATGGTATTTACCTGATCGACGTGAAATTGTGCAAGAAGAGATATTTTCTGTGTTTTATGAAGTGTTAAAGGATATGTTAAGAATTACTGCAACCTCTATGGATAATAAGAAAGATAGTGTTATTTTTAAACAAATGAACACTAATCTGAATATTTTAGCTTTATCTATACAACAACAACTAAAATATGGTTTGAAACGTGTTACTCCATTTTGTGTAGGATTGTGGGGTTTACCAGGTGTTGGTAAAACTACAATGACAGATATGATTGCTAATACTTTACATGATATTTTACACATATCGAAGATAACTAATGAACATGGTGAATTGGTTGTGCCACAAGCTATACCAATAAATGATAGTCAAAAGTTTTTGGATAATATAAGTAATAATACAGAAATATTACTTTTTGATGATTTTGGAACTGCTTTACCAGATACAATTGCTGCTGGTGAGAATGCATATACAAATTTTATGAAGGTACAGGGTTCTGCTGTTTTCCCTATCCCTCGTTCATCTATTGAAAATAAACAGTCACAATTTTTTAATAATAAATTAACTATTGTAACTTCAAATCAACCAGATTATGGTGCTAAATTTATGTTGAGAGATATGGATGCTTTTCATAGAAGAGTTCATATGAATCTTAATTTAAGAGGTAGTATTGATAATCCAGGGCAATTAGAAGCTACGATTGGTTATATAGATTTTGAAGATAGATGTGTTCGAAAGAATATTGAAGTTTTTGGTTTGACCAGAATTCTTCAATTTATCGAAGAAAAAGCTCGTGTTTATGTAGAAACACGTAACCAGCATATGTTGAGGGTGAGATCTCACATATGTAGACAGTGTAATCGAGTTAATTTATTATGTAATTGTGTTGAAGCCCATGTTGCAGAAGTACCAGCTCCAGCTTTTTTACTTGATGCTGTTGCCCCTTTTCTAACAAAGGAACAACGTATGGGTATTATTGTTGCTGAAGAGTTGGTATACAAGCAAATGTATGATCAGTTGATTATATTTTTGATGCATTTTACTATATTAAATTATTTTTTAGTATCTATATTGAGTTGGTTATTTATATCTATTTTTAGAGAATATTTAGAAACTCAAAGAAATATTTTACGTTTTGTGTGTTTTACTCTTATAACTCTTTTCTATGAATTTTGTAGTATTAGTAATGGATCCTATATTTTTATGATTATTCCAATTTTATTACATCTATTTTTTGATTTAGATGTGATATTGGAGTTTGATAAGACATCTCCAATATTAATGCATCAAATGCATATTAATATGAAGGAGAAGTGGAATACTTATATATATAGAAGGATTTATAACTGGTATATTAGAAAGTGTGCTTGGTTGTTTCCTGAATGGTTTCGTATGCAAGTTTTAGCTATTCGTATACATAATGATATTAAAGAAGCATTTTGTTTAGAGAATTTGGCCTTTGTTTTTCCAATTGCTGGTTTTGCTGCTGCTTTTGTATATTTCATGAATAGAACTATGGTGGGTATTGATACTCGTCTTGGTGATGTTCCTGATCAAGAGGATATAGATGAAACTAATATCTTACAAAATACAGTTAAAGGTAACTATAGAGGTAGAGTTGATGGATTATCACACTCCTATCCTTTAGAGATGGAAAATATTGTTACTAGAAGTAATGGAACAATACCAAAAGCTATAAAAGGAAATGCTCTTAGTGTGTGGGTAACTAGAAATGGTGCTAAACATAAAGGAAATGGCTTTGTATCACAAGGAAGAGTTTATATGAATAGACATATTATAGAAAGCGATATGAAGAAATTTAAGGAATTGATTACCACATCTGAGATTGTGGTCAAATATACTTTTAAAAATGAAGAGTTGGCTCAAACAACAAATGTTCAAGTTTATTCGTTTGTGTTGACAGATAGTCAAGTAATTTGGCATTATGCAGGTGATATGATATCTTTTCCATGTAATGTTCATAGAAGGAATGTCCCAATGATGGGTGAATATCAATTGGTTCTTGGTGATAAACTTAAAGTTGGTGATCTTGTTGAATCATGTGATGCTCTTAAAGTAATGGGTCCATTCAAATCTAGAGATTGTAATGGAGTTATGCACGACGAACCAGATGGAGCTGTTATGATTGATTATAACAGTAAGTTAGGTGAGAGTGGAACTCCAGTGTTTTTGGTTCAGAGGTATGGTAAACCAGTTAATCCTGAATTTGTTGGTATTTTATCCAGTAATATTGATGGAAAAGCTGTGTTTGTCACTATTAAACAACCTATTAACATAGGGGTTAATACAAATGCTACTGAACATTTGCATGTGATTGCTAAAGATTTTGAATTAGAATCATTGTCACATTATTGTGAAGTTAATGGTAAACCTATACGTGATGGTTTATCAAAAAAGAGTGAATGTAAACATTTACCTGATTTAACAAATATAGGTATCTTAGCTGGTCATGTTGATAGATGGAGTAATTCATCACCATCAAATTTTTACAAAACTGCTTTATATGATAGAGCAGTTGAGTTGATACCTGAAACAAAAAATTATGAGATTCCAGATTTCAAAGCGAAAGTTGTTGATGGAGTTTATTCAAGTCATAACTTAGCTTGTATTAGACAAATGTCGAATATTGGCAAGGTAATGAATGAATCTGTATTTTGGAGTGCATCAGAAATGGTTTATAACCATGTTGTTATAAATCTTGGTGATGATCTCCATATATGGGAACCTCTATCAATAGATCAAGTTTTGAAAGGAACTGATTTAACAAACCCTTTGAATCGTAAATCATCTTTAGGTTTTCCCTTTAGTGGACAAAAGAAAGATGACATAGTGACTGGATCTTATGATAAACCAGTTCTTAAAGCATGGTATGCAAATCGCATACGTATGATTATTGAACGTATGGATAAAGGTTTACCACCTTTAAATATATCAACAACTGCACTTAAGGATGAAATTGTGAAAAAGGGTAAAAATAGTCGTGTTTTCTTTTCTGGAAATACAGAATTTTTACTTTTATGTAGAATGTATCTAGCTCCCTTGATGGAATTATTTATGGCAAAGAGAGATAAATTATTTGCGAAAATTGGTATGAATGCTATAGGTAAAGAATTTGATGATATGTTACAAAATATGTATGCACATGTTTTGAAACATGCTACACCAGATGAACTTAAGCTTTTTAAGTCAATTGTATCAGATAGATTATGGATAGATGGAGATTATAGTAAATATGATAAATTGCTTGTCACATTGCGATATGCTATACATATAATTCTGTGGTTGGCAGCTAGAACAAAGCATTTTAAACAAAATGTTTTAGATTTTGCCCGTTTGTACTTGATCCTGAAAGCTTTACATGAATATGTTGTTATAATTGGACAAGATGTTTTCGTATTTGATGATCGTATTCCTAGTGGAGTTTGGGCTACTGCCCTAATTAATTGTATCTGTGAAATTATTATTGAAGTTATTCAATTTTATTATTTGATACAACTACATAAGAATACACATTATGTTAACTTTGTTTATGCTTACAAACATATAGATTTCTTTAAGAATGTAGCATTAGCTAACTATGGAGATGATAATTTGAAATGTGTGAATCCAACCTATATAGGTATGTATACACACGATATGATAATGAAGTTTTCTGAATGGATTTGTATGCCAATGACACCCTCACGTAAGGATGAAAATGTAATCTATGCAAAAAAGGTTACTGAGATTTTATTTTTAAAACGAGTACCATTGTACAATGATGTTTTAAAAAGATATGTGGGTGTTTTGGATATTGGTTCAATTGGGAAAATGTTAGCATTTACTGATTCATATGCAAATGATTGGGAACGTTCAGTTCGAGATCAAGCAAGAAGGGAACTAGCTTTCCATGGTGAAGAATTATATTATAAGTACTTCAAGGTTTTAAATGAACCTGTCAAACCTATTGACGAAACATTGAAAGAGATTGATCATCTCGTTTGGGGTAAAACCAATTTTGATCTTGTGAGTGAAGAAGCTTACCGCGCCGTGTCAGGGCTCGTAGATAACAAATTTGACATCTATCCAGATTGTGGAAAGGATGTCACTGACATCCTTAGATTTAAAGATCAGTCTGGATCAAGCGTAGCACAACAAACTTGTAAAAAGAGTTTTTGTCCGCATTCTTTTGAGAAATATGCACTTTCTGTGCAAATTCCTTTTACAGGAAAACCTGGTGAATTAATTGAAGATATAGTAGATGGAAATCTACCAATTCTTCAATACTATCATAAAGTGTTGCACTGGAAAATGGTTTTATATATACAACAAAAGAATGTTGGAATTGATGATACATATTTGCTTCAGCAAATAGGAGACTTGGAAAATTTCATTATACAAAATGAAGTTCAACAAGTTGAATTTGCTGAGTTGGCAAATATTGCAATTCAAAGTGTTATGGCAGATGTTGACTGACCTGTCCCG